CGGAAGCTCGCACCACGCGCGGGTTAGAAACACCTGCCATGCCACGGCGGGTTAGAAAAGTTAGAAACGGGTTAGAAAGGGAGGGAAGAGGCATGGAAAGTTTGTATGAGAAGGCTAACAGAATTGCGNTTGCAGAGTACGGTGTAGAGNTTTGGCAGATTGAGGATGANGATNTGTGGCAGTACATCCTTGAGAAGGCTGAGAAAGAGGGAGGTGAGGAAGGATGAGCATCGTAGTAGGTTTTGGGCTAATACTNTTAGGCGTGTTGNTTGGTATGTTNATCATGGCGCTTTTGTGCGTAGAAAGGAGGGATGACGATGAAGATCGCGACGCGGATTGAAAAGACGCCACGCGGGATAATCGCAACTGTCGAGGTCGTCGACGCGAACGGAAAAGTGCTCTACACAGAGGAGTTTGACAATCTTCGTGTAGCTCAGCTTGTGAGAAGAATTCAGAACAAAAACCCGCGCACGCAACTGAAAACGCTCATAGTGTTGTTGCATCTGTACAAGTTTTCAAACAGGAAACCTGTTTTGAAAAGAACGATTCTTGAGCTTGTCGAAGCGTATTTGAACCATGTTGACCAGCTCCACGCGGTGGGAGCGAAAATTGAAGAAGAAGAGGAAGAATGAGCAGGGAGGTGAGTGAGAATGACAAAGACAATTCGCGATGACAAAATATGTGTTGTGTTTGAAACAATCGAAGAGGCTCGCGATTACCTAACCGCTTTAGCCAGCGTGGTGCCATTCTATACATCCAGCAACGGATATGTGTACGAGATCAAGAATCTTAGAAACGTTAGCATCACGCTCGTGGCTGAAGCGGATATTCGCAAGCTTGAACGGGAGGTGGAAGCATGAAGATTTACGTGACGGCGAATGGGAGTAGGACACTGTTTCACGAGGCGAAGAAGATGACACGGGAAGAATGGCGAGAGGTGTTGCGACTTGTGAAAATGTACTTTGGCTGGAAGAAACTCACGTGGATTCGCGTCGAGGATGGCGTTTGCCTAATGAACGCGGAAAGGGTTGAAAAACTTAGAAAAGCGTTCGCGCATTGACGGGAGAGCGCTTCGCTCTCCCGTTTCTGAAGGGAGGTAGGAGCATGGAGGAGATCATAGAGCTTGAGGGAGGAAGAATCTTAGTTGTGAAAAACATTCTTTCACAGGAGAAAGACACAACGAAGGTAGAAGGTGTTGTCGTGGACGCGTCGGGATGCGAGGAGCACTACGTGGTCGCGGAGATACACAAGGGTGCGGTCACGATTGAATGGTGGGCTTGACTAATTTTGTTTCGTGTAGTAATCTTGAAACAGGGGGATTAAGAATGGAAATAGCGAAAAAGAAACTTAGCGAATTGAAACCTGCGCCATACAACCCAAGAAAGATAGACAAAGAAACGTTGGAGAAGCTCAAACAAAGCATTCAAAACTTCGGCTATGTCGAGCCGCTTGTTTGGAATAAACGCACGGGGCATGTGGTCGGTGGAAATCAACGCCTTCGCGTGCTCAAAGAGCTCGGGATGGATGAAGTCGACGTAGTTATCGTTGATCTCAGCTTAGAAGAAGAAAAGGCGCTCAACTTGGCTTTGAACAAGATAGAAGGAAGTTGGGATTTAGAGAAGTTAGAAGAGGTCCTCGGTTCCATCCCAAACGATTTGTTCAGTTTGACGGGCTTCACAAATGAGGAAATCGAAGAGATTTTAAAACAAGTCGACGTGAACGAATTCTTTGAAGCTGAGCCGCGTGAACCTGTAAGCCACACAAGAAAGTATAAGTGTCCGCGTTGTGGCGCTGTTTTCACGGCAGATGGGCAGATCGTAGAGGTGGAGGATGAGTGAAGATTTTTCTCGCCTGGGACGGTTCAACGTATGCCTTTGAAAAGTACCGTCCTCCATACATTTTGTTGAGCTTCGAAGCCTTAGGCCGAAGAGGTAGGGAGGTATTTCAGAAGTTCCGCGAGAAAGCTAAGATAGTCATGCTTGACAGTGGCGCGTTCACTTTCATTCATAGCAAAAGGAATGTTTCGGTGAGTGAGCTTGATGCCTACGTGGAGGAATACACAAAGTTCATCGTAGATAACGATGTGCAACTCTTTTTTGAGATGGATGTTGACCTTATCACGGGATATGAGCGGGTCCTTGAGTATCGCAAATTCATTGAAAAAGTGACGCGAAAAAAGACGATACCAGTGTGGCACCGCACGCGAGGAAAGGAGGAATGGGAGCGCCTGCTGAACTCTGGATACAAGATAGTTGCTATTGGAGGGCTTGCAATCAAAACAATCAATCTTCGCAAGGAGCTCCCATATCTGAACGCGATGGTGAAGCAAGCTCACGAAAAGGGGGTGCTGGTTCATGGTCTTGGTACAGCGGCTTTCACCCTCCTAAGGAAAATGCTCTTTGATAGTGTTGACGCAAGCACTTGGATTATCAACGTGTACTACGGGGCGCTTCTCAAAGTTGATATTCCAAACGGCACATTGAAAAGAATAACTTCCCGTACGTTTGGCTTAGAGCACGCAAAACCAAACAAAGAAAAAATAGCAGACCACGCAATGCGACGTTGGCTGTATCTTGTAAAAAAGTTAGACACAGATGACTGGGATTTTTTAAACTGGTATAACAAAAAGGAGGGATGTTAAATGGTGTTGATCAAGAAAAACCAAGGAAGTTTGGTGATGCTGAACATTTTGTTTTGCACGGCTGTGGTCATAGTTAACGTGGTGGCTTCAAAACTGATCAAAATCGGTTGGTTCGTGGTTCCGTCCGGTGTTTTTGCTTACGCGGCTACGTTTCTCCTCACGGACATCATCGACGAAATTTGGGGTAAAAAAGAAGCGCAAAAAGCTGTGTGGCGAGGCTTCTTCGCGCAAATTTTTGCCTCAACGTTGATTCTCACAGCACAGTATCTCCCTGTTGCTCCATTCATGGCTGAGCAACAAAATCACTTCGTTGCGATTTTGGGTCAGAACTGGCGTTTTGCGGCAGCTTCGCTCGTAGCCTATTTGATTGCTCAAACAAATGACGTTTACCTTTTCGCTTTCTGGGGCAAGCTCACGAAGGGCAAGCACAAATGGCTTCGCAACAACGGATCTACTATGGTTTCACAGCTCATCGATACTGCAGTGTTCGTCACTCTCGCGTTTTGGGGAGTAGGACACAGCCTATGGCATTTGATCATCTCGCAGTATGTTTTGAAACTGATCATAGCGCTTTGNGACACACCATTTTTCTATCTGTTCACGATGGGTTACCGCTTCAATCCAAATGCCGAGGAAAACGCCTAAAATTGTGAACTTGCCTTGCGCTAAAGCGGGTCAAAACGAGGGAGGGAAAGAATGCGACCCAAGTTTCGGAAAGAAATGATTGATTTAGCCTACGAATATGCTTCACAAGGACTAACACAGAAACAGATAGCTCAGAATCTTGGGATAAATGAAGCGACCCTCTACGATTGGCTCAAGAAGTATCCCAAGTTATCCGAGGCGATAAAAAAAGGCAAAGAAGCCGCGATCGAGAAAGTCGAAAATGCGCTTTTCAAACGCGCGATAGGGTATGATTATCAAGAAGTGAAGGTTTATCGCACGACGCGCAAAGACGGGACCGTGTACGAGAGACAAGAGATCGTCAAGAAGCACATGCCACCAGACACCACGGCGATTATCTTCTTCCTCAAGAATCGTGCTCCTGATAGATGGACAGACAGGAAAGAGACGGCGATAGAACTCGACAAGTTGCCTAAGCTCATAATCGAACTTCCTGAGGAAGGGAAAACAAACAATGACGGAAACGCGAACAAGTAATTGGATGATTCCCAAGTACGCGAGATTCTTCGCAAAAGCCATTCGTGAAGGGAACGAACTTGTGATCTATGGCGGAGCTGGCTCAGGGAAGAGCTACGCCGTCGCACAATATTTGCTGATTCTCATAGGCTATGCCGTCGAGCCGTTGAAGATTCTCGTGACTCGCAAAACGAATCCTTCGCTTCGTTTAACAGCTTTCGAACTTGTGAAAGAGATTCTCAACGCAAACAATGTTTTCTTCTTCGAACAAAAGGCGGAGCAGATTTTGAGCNTGCTCGACGGCTCNCGAATCTACTTCAGAGGGATGGATGATCCTGAAAAGATCAAAAGCGCCGAGTTCAACATCGTCTGGATGGAAGAAGCGACCGAGTTTGATGAACAAGACTACAAGATTCTCAAGCTCAGGCTGAGACGTCGGCAAGTCAAAAGCCGCAAAGGTTGGACCATCCCCAACCAAATGATCTTGACATTCAACCCGATTTCGGTGCATAATTGGACGTATAGGCGGTTTTTTGAGCGTCAAGATCCCAACGTGATGATCCTGCATACAACCTACCGAGACAATCCCTATCTTGACGAGGAGTACACAAGACAGTTAGAGGCGCTAAAGAACGAAGATAAAACATTCTATGAGATCTACGCGGAAGGTCGATTCGCAACACCCGAAAACTTGATCTTCACGAACTATCACATCGTGAGAGACGCACCAACACAGTTTGATGAAATCAAATACGGTCTTGACTTTGGATTCAACAATCCAACTGTTGTTCTGAAAGTCGGAATCAAAGACCAAAACGTGTGGGTTCTGGACGAACTTTATAAAACAAAGCTAACAAACGCAGAGCTGATTGACTTGCTAAAAGTTTTCGTACACGACCGCAACGCACCAATTTATGCTGACTCTTCAGAACCCGCGAGGATCGAGGAAATCAGACGCGCGGGCTTCAACA